CATACACTCATTCGCTACATTCCAATCATAGCGAATGAGCCGATTAATACGCCGTTTGAACGGACACTCCCGTTCCAAACTGAAACCCATCTCATTAATATTAAACCAATGCTTTGGATGCGAGTTGCAGGTGAGAAATAAGACGCGCGGACACCAGTTAGTGTAAGAGCCCTTTATCTGCAGACGCAGTGGATAACGATCCATAAGTTCCAACCATTGCTGTCTACCGATAGCTTTAACAACATCACCGTCGCAGTCGTCAAATACAACAACCTCCTGGCCGGTATAACCATCAAACCAGATGCTATTACCATGACGATATAAAGACCAATTCATGGCATTTGCGAATGCCACAACAGATCTAGACTTGCCGCAACCAGATTCACCAAACAAGACAACAACCTCTGTTTTCCAGCGGCGATCACTAGCGGTCAAATTCAAATAATCGCGAAAAGATTGCCGATAACGAACAAACGCAGAAAAATGTCCATCGGCTACACGACGCATATCCCTGAACTCATCAAGGCATGACTTAACGTCATGCAAATCGTTCCGCTGACCTTGAGCACTTGGAGATCCAAACTCCTCAAAAGACCCATCCTTGGAACAATACTGACGATTACTCTCCTCGTCACCACGAGCCTGTTCCACATGCAGACGCGTACTACCGAGACGCGTCTTACACGTATTGAATGAAACAGCACTGTTAAAACTCACATATCCCTGAAGATGAGGAGTACCCGACTCACCAACCTCAATACCATAACACAAATAACGCATACGAGACCGCGCGTCATCAAAGCAAGCACGAATGAACGCCAGTTCATCGTCAGTGTAATTATTTAACGTGAATACATAACGCTTACAGCGTGCAGGTGCCATTGTAAATAAACCAACGTTGCATTTAAAATTTTACTTCAGTGCAAAACACAAAATAATATATCTAAAAACCTTAAGACAAAAGTGTCAGAAGATGCCTTAGGTAATACTAGGGAATAAATTCCCTCTAAGGCATATGTCAGCTTCGCTGACGGCATCCAAAGCCGTTCCATACATAAAGAATAAACACTAAACCCAGACTAATTGTATTCTAAGATCGGCTACGCCGGCAAACTTGCTCGGTAGCTAATTCCAACTAAAGATCGGCTACGCCGGCAAATTTAAACACATGACAAATAACGTTTCTAAAGAAAGATGTCAGGAGCACTCACAACATATGGAGGACCAGGACCGCTCGGTAGACTGTCCAGGGCAGCTAGATCATCGATGCTTGATGCTGTCGGTAGACATGTCCTCAGGAGCCTTAGCAGATCTGCTAGGAATTATTATGAACGAGCACGTAACACACGTGGACAGTCGAGTAAAAGAATGCGCGAAAGCAGTGGATCACAGCCACCTTATCGCTCGCGTAACATGTCTCACTATCCGAATACGGGGGGAGGATCGAAACGTCTATTTTACAATCGGCGTAAGAGACGCAGATTTCCAGTTCGCGGTAAATACTCGCTGCCTAGACTGTACAAAAATGTCAGAAAACTAAGAGCGCAAACAGTACCAAAATCACAATGGTACAAAACCGCAGACGGATTCCAAATAACCTGCGCGATCAACGAATGCAGTTACGTCTCTCACTCAACAGCAACAAGCACACAAATAGATGCTTGGGGCAACGATGAATTCATCGGCCAGGACGGATCAACAATATCATTTGCAACAGGTGACGTTGGCAGAGTACTAGAAATAATAGATGCCAAAATGTACTTCAAATTCAGGAACAACACAGTACAAGATCTTGTACTGTACCTCTGGTCAATCAAACCAAAGAGAATGAACAACCTAGATCCCGAAACCCATCTAAGTGTTGCATACACCGATTCAGGTGAGGGTGTAACTTTTAATATCGAATCATCGATAGCAACATTTCCAAACATGCTGGACACGTGGAGATATTTCTGGAAAACATACAATTACAAAAAAGTATGCATGAAACCAGGAGACGAATTCGAATATACAGTAAGATGCCCCAAAGTATTCAAATGGAGACCAGATTGGTATGATTCAGAAACAAACAGTAACTTCTGGTTTACAAGATTCTGCTTAATAAGAATTAATGGGACAGTATCACACGATGTTGAATCTCCAACAGTGGTTGGATGGAACGACGCGACACTAGATTACACAATGATCGCAACACACAAAGCAAGAGCAACACACGGGTTCTATAGAAAGCTAGACAAAACACAAAGTGTATTCGGTACATTTGATAACCCAGCACAGGCTCAACCAAGTGACCCAACTATTGAAACGTGATTTATTGAATCAAACGAGTTGCAAGCTTTTCAATATCGTCTTCACTATAAAAAGTTCCAAAGGAAAAAGGATCAGTATAAACCGAATCCAAATCCAATACATTACGATAATATCCGTCCTCGACCCACTCCATACACTCATTCGCTACATTCCAATCATAGCGAATGAGCCGATTAATACGCCGTTTGAACGGACACTCCCGTTCCAAACTGAAACCCATCTCATTAATATTAAACCAATGCTTTGGATGC